GGAGGCGATCTTTGGCAACCATCTACCTGAAGCACCCAACGCACGGCGTAAAGATCGCCATCGCCGAGGCGGAAGCGGAAGCAGATGAGAAAAACGGCTGGGAGCGGTATACTCCCGGTGAAGACGTTGCGCCGAACGAACTTGTCGTGGCGCGGCGGGGCCGACCGAGGGTGACCAATGAGCACGACCGCCGGGGACCAGATTAACGCGGCTCTGCGCCTGATCGGGCAGCTTGCCGAAGGCGAGGCGCCCTCCGCTGCGACGACGGAAGACGCGCTCGCGGCGATGCAGCAGATGATCGACAGCTGGAACCTGGAGCGGCTGTCGGTCTACGCCACGCAAGATCAGATATTCACCTGGCCGCAGGGCGTCGCAACGCGCACCCTGGGGCCGACGGGTGACTTCGTAGGCGGGCGCCCCGTGGCGCTGGACGACAGCACCTACTTCCGCGACCCGGCGAATGGTCTGAGCTACGGCATCAAGATCATCAACCAGCAGCAGTACAACGGCATCGCGCTCAAGACTGTTTCGGCAACCTATCCGCAGGTGATATGGCCGAACTTCACGAACCCCAACATCGAGATGACCATCTACCCAGTGGCTACACGGCCGTTGGAGTGGCATTTTGTGTCCGTGGAGCCGCTGACCCAGCCTGTCGTCGCAGCGACGACGCTGGCTTTTCCGCCAGGATACCTGCGCTGCTTCAAGTACAACCTCGCCTGCGAAATCGCGGCTGAGTTTGGCGTCGAACCGCCGCCGACTGTGCAGCGGATCGCCATGACCAGCAAGCGTAACCTCAAGCGGGTCAACTTCCCCGACGACGTCATGTCAATGCCCTACAGCATCGTGGCACGGCGGGGTCGCTATAACGTGTTTGCCGGGAACTATTGATGGCAGACATTAAGATATCCCAACTGCCAGCGGCTACTTTGCCGCTGACCGGCACTGAACTGGTCCCTGTGGTGCAGGCGGGTGTGACCCGTCAGACGACAGCTGCGGCTGTCGGCGCGGGTGTCGTTAACGTCAAGGCGTATGGCGCCACGGGCGACGGAGTGACCGACGACACGGCGGCGATCAATGCGGCGATCAATGCGGCGGCGGGGACTGGCACAGTGCATTTCCCGTCAGGGGTGTTTCGACACACAGGTATTACCATAAACACAAATGTGTCGCTTAGCGGCGAGGGCATGAACGCAACGACGTTGCTGAATACGACCAACACGCCGTCCGTTGTTGTTCAACGCACTGCTTGGGGGTCGCTGCTTAACAGCGGCGTATTTAACCTGACCCTACAAGGCTCCCGCACCGCGGCGGCTACGCAACACGGGCTTGTCATTGATGGTTGTTCTACCGGCTACCTTGTAGACCATGTCCGCACGTTGAATCACGGCGGGGATGGGTTTCGCATCCGCGCTGGGTCCATAGGGCCAATGTTTACCAACGTGGTCGCCCGCCTTAACGTGGGGCACGGCATCAACGCGACTAGCGTTGACGAGGATACTCCGGTGCAGGCGTTCTCATCGACGAGCGCACGGTTCACATACTTTGTGTGCTCTGAGAACGACGCGGGCGGCGTCCGTTTGAACGGCGGTGACAGCCAAGACAACGATTGGTACTGCTTTGAACTTGGCCTTGTCGAGTCGAACGGCGGCGCGGCAACGGGGACGTGCGGCATAAGGCTTTTGAACGGTAATCTTGGCGCGTCCTTCCGAGATATCTGGATTGAAGACAACAATGACTACGGCATCCGCCTGACAACGGATGGGTTTTCCGGGGGGCAAGTCCCGCAAAACGCTCAGTTTGAAAACATTTATATGGCTGACCACGATATCTATGCCATATTCGTTGAGTCTGGCCAGAATTGCACCTGGAGCAACGTCAGTGCTTTTGGCACAGGATTGGAAGCGTTTTTCACCAACGCCACCGCCGCCTCAAACCACAACATCTACAACCAGTTTCCGGCAATCAACTCCGGCGGGACCGGGCGCAGCGTTAAGCAAATCGGCGGCGTCATTGACGAGGCTTACTGGCGTATCAGTCCGTCTATTCTGACCGACGAGATGTACCTTGGCCCGAGCGCGAACACGTTCTCCGTGACGCGCACAGTGACGACGACGAACGCCACACCTCAATTCCTTCCGTTTGTCTCAATCCCCAACGACACAACCTATGCGTTCTCGATATACGTCGCTGCCAGAAGGACGGACGCGGACAATGAGTCCGCTGGCTACCGGATCGAGGGTGTGCTCGACCGCAACGCCGCAGCAGGGACTACCGATTTTGTTGGAACGCCCACCACGACAGTCCTTGGCGAAGATGTGGCGGCGTGGGATGCGGTTGCACAAGTTGAAACCGCGAACGGAGGGCTGCGCGTGTTGTGTACTGGCGAAGCCGCGAAGAATATTGTGTGGAACGCCGTGTTCAACATCACGAAAGTGACCGGATAACGGAGTCCCCTTACCATGCCCCTGACTCAAGTCCCTCAAATTTAAATGAAAACCCCCATCCTCGGCGCCAGCTAAACCCGCCATGTCCAACGTCCGCATCTCTGAACTACCCGCCGCCACACTTCCGCTGACCGGCACTGAACTGGTCCCCGTGGTGCAGGCGGGCGTGACCCGTCAGACAACGGCTGCGGCTATCGGCGCGGGCGTTGTCAACGTCAAGGCGTATGGCGCCGCGGGCGACGGAGTGACCGACGACACGGCGGCGATCCAAGCGGCGATTGTTGCGCTTCGGTCCTACCCAGCAGACCGAATCGACACCATCGGCGGAAACACCATCACGATGTATCGGTCCGGGACGTTGTCTTTTCCGCTAGGGGTCTACCGTCTGACGGCGAACACGTTGCAGATCGTGGCGGACATGGGCCTCACGTTTGAAGGCGCGGGGTCGCGTCGGTTCACGAATGCAATCTACGGCCGCACGACGCTGCTGATTACCGGGACGTCTTCAGGATACGGCATTCAGTTCTATCGCAACGGTGCCCGCTCCGCTCAATTTCGTGACCTTGACATCTGCTACGAGAGCAGTTCGTTTACCGGGCACCTCATAGATTGCTTTGACGCTCCGGGACTGAAGTTCTTCAACTGCTACCTCGGCACCTACGGCATCACGGGCGGCACTCGCCAGCAAACAGCGGCTTCCCTTCTCCGGCTGACCTACGACGAAGACGTCACGCTGCAAGACTGCACGCTTGACGGCGCGGTGCTTGGGGTGTTCTCTGACGACACGCGGACAGAGCTTGGCAACACCTTCGGCGGATGGGGGTTGTGCCTTGATCGGGTGACGTTCTACGACATCACTACTGCGCACATTCAGCACGCAGGAAACCGCACCAGAACGACGACGACAATCAAGGATTGTCACTTCAACCCAATTAATTTAAGCACTGCCCGCGCTGTTGACTTGAACAACTTTGACGGCCTGACAATGGTCGGCAACATTTTCTCGCCGTCTACGACAAGCTACGCCACTACGGAGTGGGCGCGGCTGGTCAACTGTACGGGCACGGTCACCGGAAATTCTTTTGGCTCGCTGTCTAAGTCGGGGACGTTCAACGGGCAACTCGAAGTGTCGGGCAACGTGTTCGCCGGCACCGACGGGGTGACACTGGCGGGCGGCGTAATCACCGGGCGCGCGAATGAGTTCAGCACCGGCACGAACGGCTGGACGATCACGCCGACGCAGGCGCTTGTGTTTGACGTCGGCCCTGACTTGTTCAAGAGCGGGGTCACGAACAGCATCAGAAACGCAGCGGACTCCGCGAACATTGCGGGAAATGTTCGTTACGACAGCTCCTACGATAGCTCGACCGGAAAGTTCTCCATCTCATCCGGCCGGATCAGAATCGAGAACGTAGACCGAAAACAGTTCAGCGTATCAACCACCCCTTACACGCTGTCTGTGCTCGATACCGGCAGGACAGTGCGAGCGACGGGCGGGAGCGCGCAGACGTTCACCCTTCCGGCGCCGCAGCCGGGGTGTGTGCTGCGAGTGTTCAAGGCGTCGAATGTCACGTTGCAGATCGATGGTCCCGCCGCGGCTTCAATCTACGCAGGCACGGGTGGATTGAAGAGTTCTATTTCAGCAGCGGCAGGAGACGTCGGAGGGTGGGTGACGTTTGAGTCCTGGGATGCGTTCAACTGGATCATCACCTCATCGTTTGGAACCTGGACCTTAGCGTAACGGAGTCCCCTTACCATGCCCCTGACTCAAGTCCCACGCCATCCCCTGACCTAGCATGAAAACCCCCATCCTCGGCGCCAGCTACGTTGCTCGCAGCGTCAACGCTGCCGACAGCCGCTGCGTCAACCTCTACCCCGAGGCGGTGCCGGAGGGAGGCAAGGAGCCTGCCTTCCTGATGCGCGCGCCCGGGCTGCGGCTGCTGGCGACCGTGGGCACGGGGCCGATCCGGGGGATGTTGGCGTACAGCGGCTTCGGGTACGTCGTGAGCGGGTCGGAGTTGTACCGTGTTGACCAGTACTACAACGTGACGCTGCTGGGCACGGTCAGCGGCACGGGGCCGGTCAGCATGGCCGACAACGGGGTGCAGTTGTTCGTCGCTTGCGACCCCAAGAGCTACATCTATAACGCGACGACGAGCGCCTTCGCTGAAATCACCGACCCGGACTTCGAGGGCGCGAAGACGGTGTCGTTCCTAGACGGCTACTTCGTTTTCAGTCAGCCGGACTCACAGAAGTTCTGGGTGACGAACCTGCTGGACGGCAGCAGCATCGACCCGCTGGACTTCGCCAGCGCCGAGGGTTCGCCCGACCGTCTGGTGTCGCTGATCGTGGACCACCGCGAGGTGTGGTTGTTCGGCACGTCGTCGGTCGAGGTCTGGTACAACGCAGGCGGGGGCGACTTCCCGCTGGAGCGCATCCAGGGCGCGTTTAACGAACTTGGCTGCGCGGCGGCGTACAGCGTCGCCAAACTGGACAACGGTCTGTTCTGGCTGGGCGCGGACGCTCGCGGCCAGGGCATCGTCTACCGCAGCAACGGCTACACCGGCACGCGGATCAGCACGCACGCTATCGAGTGGCAGAT